TATTTATAACCTTACAACCAGAGCGATGAGCAACAAGAAAAAAATAAAAGACACTAGGCTTGGCGCTTGGCTTAAAGAGAAAGCTCCTAACGTATTGAACACTGTAGGGAACCTACTTCCCGATAGTGGGGCTTTGGGTGTGGTAAAGAATTTACTGGACAAAGAGCCAGGTGTTGACCCTGTTGAGGCTAAAGAAGCTATTGACGCTGAGGTGGAATTTCAAGAGAATGTGACCGAAAGGTGGAAGGCTGATATGGGTAGTGATGTGAAGTTAGCTAAGCTAATTAGACCTGTTACTTTGATTGCGCTCATGGTTATGTTCATGATTACTATGGTGCTTGACTCCTTAGATCAGTTGCCATTTAACGTAAAAGACAGTTACGTATCTTTACTAGAAGTACTTATGCTGACTGCATTTGGTGCATACTTTGCAGGTAGAACAATAGAAAAAGCTAAGAGATGAGAAGCTTAAAAAAATATAGTAATGGTGGCGATGTAAGAGATCTGTTGAATGCCCTTGAGAGACAAGGAAGACCTCTTCCCGTTAAGAAATTACCTATATCATCAGGTTTATCAGGACTTCAGTCTATCCCCCCTGTTGGGAATCAAATGGCCGTATCAGAGTCAACCAATCGTTTCCCTGGCAGTGTAGAAGACCCTAGGTTCAGAGCACAAAAAGAAAGAGAAGCTGCTGATTCTTTTATGTTTGAGGCTATGGAAATAGGCCGTAAGCGTCAATCGGAAATCGATAAGCTGGGCTTTGATCCCATGGGTAGTGGTTCGGCCAAGTCTGTTACGCCTATGAAGTTCGTGTCTCCAGTGGGTGATGTTGAGGATATGTACGAAGGATTAAAGATGGCTTATGAGGGTGCTAAGAGCGGTGATGCTAAGAAGTCTGCACTCGGTGGTGGTTTAGCTCTTGGGGCTGCGGCCATGGCCTTTGTTCCTGGTAATATATCAATGCTAAGGTCTTTTGCTGATATGCGTGATAATTCAATTTTAGACGGGATAGCAAAATCTTTAGGTGATGGAAATAATCTTGACGATATCTACAAAACATTGGATTTAGAAAACAAGAGCAAAGCACAACTGATAAATACAGCAGAAGATGTTAGAGGTTTTACGGATCTTTCTATGGACCCACTTAGCGGGTTAGATTTATCTAAAGAAGAATTAATTATACTTGATGATTTGGCAACATCATTAGAGTTTGGGACATTGCCATCCAAGGCGGTGAGTGGGGAAATTCCTCCCGCTACAGTTTTTAGAGCGTCTGGAACTCAAGTTGAACTTCCTCGGAAAGTGGGTGAGTTTGAACTAGATATTACTAACTTCGATGGTTCTAACTCTCAGACTATAGAGTATCGTAACCCATTTAATGACAACAGTATGGACTTAACGTCCACGCCAGTTGAAGACTGGAGTTTAGCTAGAGGGACTGAATACGTAGATGCGTATAAGAATAAAGATGTTCACCAATTCAACATGGATATGACTGATACTGGTGGAGCTGGTGCCAACAGGGAGATGTACACCATGATGAATAAAATGATGGAGGCTGTTGATTCTGGAGACTTAATAGACCCTGGATCTTTAAGCAGTGATTCGTACCCATTGTATCTTAATCAACTGAAGAGAGGTAAAAAATATATAGAAGAGGGGGGTAAAAAACAAGGGACTAAAATAGCCGACAAGGTCTCTTCTAATAACATAATGTACTCGTCTTTAAATCCGATGGGTAGATTTGGACGGCCATTCGGAATACCTAAATCAATTCCTTTTAAAGGATCTAATGTTGATTGGAGTGACTTACTTACCGATCAGACACTAAGCTTCAAAGGAACTAGATACTCTAGCGTTTTTGAGAATCAAGATGAAGCTCTTGAATTCATGGAGCTTGTAAAAGACAAGTACATAGACCCTCATTTAAAGTCTAGAGGTTTACCCCCTGCTAAATTAAAAGTAGAGGATAATGGTATTGAGGATATAAATCATTACTTTGAATTCCCTATTCCTATCACTGAAAAACTACTGAATGGAGGTAAAATAAAAGTGAATAAGAAGAAGGGAAAAGGAATGAAAACCAAGAGGTATTTTTAATACTCTTTGAAGTACTCCCAAACTCTGTAAGAGTCTATTGCCTTTAAGTCAGATAAGTTTATTCTGGTTATTAGGTCTTTCCTTCCGTTTCTTTGGTACTTCTTTTTGTATGCCTGTGACTTCTCTGTAACGACGATGTCATCTACATGTTTTTCACAGTACCTTCTTAGGTCTTTTGTATCAACTATACAAAACCCTCCCTCTTCAGGCATGTCAAAGGCTACGATCTTTGCGTGACCATACATCCATCCTGGTTCCCCATTCACGTTGCTGAACTCACACCATATCTCATCTGGAAGATTGTTTCCTTTCACATCCACCCCATGGTTTACGCCTCCTTCGTGGCTTAACCAGTAGTCAACATGCATATGTATGTCTTCATTTTTCTGGCTCTTCATTACCTTCAGTCCTAATTTCTCTGCTGACCGCTTGAAACGAGTCTCAGCTATCAGTCCTGTCCTTGAAGAGTATTTCCTCCTGGCTTGACTTATCATTTAATTTGAATTCGTTGTATTGATTTAAAGCTTCGTTAATTAAGTCTAACTCCTGATTTACTTCCATACGAACGCCAAGCATTAGGTTGGACACATTCCCTGCATCAACCCTTGGGTTGCCGTCATTTAAGAAGAGCGCTTCGTACAGCTCCGTTGCTATATCATGCAGCCTGATCGTTGCTATCGCGTAGATCTCTCCTAGCTGTTTTTTTGTTAACTCTTGTTTTACCATATCCTAGTTCTTTAATCTTCTCTATTGCCTGCTCAATTTGCCTTTTGTTTTTGCAAATAAACAAAGCGGGGAATGGTTCTCCTGAGTCTATCAAGTAATTAAGGAACAGCTTCCATCTCATCGGAAAGTCATGATGAGAAGGAGTGTACCCTTTGGTTTCAATTATCCAAGCTTCGTCTGGTCCAACGAAGTCTGGCGTGTATTTTATGGGGAGGACAACCTTATTGCTTCTGTCTGAAAGGTCTTTTGCTTTTGCCGTCATCTTAAGGTAGGTCCCTGGGTATCTGAATTTGTCCATTAAGACGTACTCATGCTCCTCGTAAGAAAACTTAAGTCCAGAGTCGGACAAAAGATCAGCGCAGGTCTTCTCTAAACCACTCTTATACTTACCTAAGTTTCGTTTTTTAGCGGTTTTGCGTTTAGAAGTTCCTTTCTTGTTACGCTTCACGCCTAAAATATACATCTTATTAGGTTAAAAAAGAGTCGTTTCTAGGAAAACTTAAGTTGGATTGCTTCCCTCCATCTAAATCCATGCTTTGAAACAAGTCCTTTTGCGTCTTGTACATCCTGAATCCCGTCCTCGATGTGTTCATTTCAAGTTTTATTGGCTCCTCAATAGGTGTTGGCTCTCCTCCCGTTTCTACATCCCTAACTTTCCTTATATGAAACTCAGTTATCTTTCTGTCTGAGGGAATCGGGTGTTGAACTTTTCTGTGTATTGTAACGAAACAATCAGACCTATTTACAAACTTACCCCCACCCTCTGTGTCCTCTGCGTAAGGAGCTATAGGTAACCCATCGGATCCCTTCCGTCTTTGAGCCTCCGTAACAGCATGCATGTTTAACCACACTGCTACGTTTTGAGATGTAGAGAATGTAAGGAATTCAGACGCTGCCTCATAGTGATAGTCATGAACACCAATGGAGCTGTTCTTCATGTCTAACTTCAGGCTATTGTAGGGGTCTATAAACACACCATCGATTGGTTGTTGCTTCATGATCTTCTCTAGGAAAAGTATGATGTCTGAATAGCTGTATATCTGCTTGTTGCTTATGATCGTAAAGTGTTTGCCCAACCATTCGTAAGCCTTCTTTCTCTCAACGTGATTCATAGAAGATATCTTCTTGTTCATTGCGAACTGAATCAATGACATCTTTAGTGAGGCTGTCCTATTCTCCGATGAATACACAACCCACTTCCATTGGTGTCTGACGGTAGAGTTAATCATCATGTACAGGGCCATCGTGGTTTTACCCACGTTGCTATGTCCGTTTATAATCACGAACTCTTTCTTGTACCTGAAGTGTTTGTCAAGTTCTGGGTCCCCAGTATCCAAGCCAATGGGTATCTTTCCGTTTGCAAAATCCTCGATCCACCTAAAGTCCTCGTCATCTGACGATATAAAAGACATGTCCCCGTCGTTAATCAACAGCTCCCTTACGACCTTTTTCTCATTATCAATCGTAACAGTTATCGGATCTTGCCTTCCTTTATCTATGGCTTCACGTATGGTTCGTATTGTATGTTCTTCATCATCTACGTCCCTTTTTAGAATCTCCCTAGTTAAAACCCTAACAACCTCTTGCTCTTCCATCCTGCCCGCAGCTACATATCCTCCACATAATCTAGACGCTCTCAGTAGGGTGTCATGTTTCTCTCCGTCTGGGGCCTGACGAATCATTTTAGCGGCCAAGTTGAGTTTCACATAATCCGTGTAATCACCAGATTGGGCTGAAGCAACTTGCTCTTTCTTCTCTTCACTTGAGAAAGCACCAAACTGATTGCTCTCCTCGTTGACTACTATGTCGGGATCATGTGACTCGTAGCAAGCCCTAGATTCATTTATTCCCGTGCTGTCTACCTCTAACTCGTATTGCTTCTTAAAGTACTCTACGAGAGCCCTGAAGTGGTCTCTGTGCCTCTCAGGGTTTGTTATCTTGACCAGTGCCTTTAGCCCATCTCCTGAGGGTGATACCCAGCAAGAATACACATATGGGTCAGTGGCTAATATGGGCTTTGATTTGTTTACATCAATGTGATCGAAATCCAAAACAACAAATGAGCTGTGCTTCTCTATGCCTCCGTCATTCCTTTCTCCAAATTCCCCACTGAATAAAACAACGGGTAGTGCTTTCTTGAACTCTTTATGCCCTTCTCTAATCTTAGATATTGTAGGCTCTGAGTTGCCTTCTTTAATTCTTTTTAATGCAAGTGCAATAGGTACTGTGTGCGCGTCATCTTTTGATTTTTTAAATAGGTTTTTGTAGATGGTGACTCTCATCTGAGTATTGATATTCGAGTAATAAATTTAAATAATGGATTGCCTTAAGCACATCTTCCTTTCCGTTCTTAAACTTGTGCCTGCACACGTATTTAATCACATTCCCTTCAATGAATGGTATTTCATTTAAAGCAATGAACTCAGTTGGCTGGATTTTCATTCCTTTATAGTGATTGCCACCTACTTGTCTTTTACTCTCTTTCATCTGGGTTTGATGTTGTACCGACTTGTTTTATTGTCGAAATAGAGTCGATTATGAAGGTTTTATTCTTTGACTTAGCCGTAAACAATTCTCTTTCTAGTCTGGACATTGTTTTTTTGTCTTTATTCATTATGTCCTTTGGGGTTTTGTAATCACTTACAATCCAAACTATTTTTGTTTGTGGCCTCTTGTTTTTAATTATAGTGACCTCTGCGGTCATGTAGTATATTGGCCGTGCCATTTTATTAGAGAAAGAAAGGGGCGGAGCTTTCGCCCCACCCCCGCCCTTACCAAATTGCATTTGCTAGAACGGCAAGTCCGA